AGCCACTGTGTCGTAGAAGAAAGCACGCGCAAGTTCTTCATTTTCGGCGTCAACCGTTGCCCAACCTTCTACTAGGTCACCATTTAAAACTAGAGTTGGTTTAATACTTGAATTAGAATCGGACTCGGCAGAATCTCCGAATGAATCCAACAAGCCTGTGCCAAATTCCGCTTCGTATTTTCCTGTTTTTGGGTCTTTTTTATCAAAATTAATGCGCCATACATCAATTTCTAGCCCGTTACGATACGCATATTTCAACATGTTGTAAGTTTCTGTGCCTGTCCGTAAAAATTCCATTTCTATGGAAGCTGACGGCATTCCTGAGGTAGGAACATTCCCGTCTTTTGTTGATTGTGTATCTGTTTTTGTTTCTGACTTATATTCGTGTGAAATTTCTAAAGCTAATAACTTCGCTGCTGTTGTCGCACGTTCACGTGTTAGTCGAAACATTAACTTAATTTTTTTACCTTGAATTGCTTTTTCCATTTCGAGTTTCCTTCTTTCTTATTCAAATTCTAACGTGATGTCAAGTACACCGTGTGCAAGGCTCGTACCAAAATTGGTTGTATTTTCATAAATTACTTCTGTGCTACTTTCTGTCACTAACCAATTAAAGTTCTTAGTCTGATGCAATTCATGAACGATTTTTCGCACATCGGCTAATACTTGATTTAATTCTCGACGTTTGTCGTCATGATCATAAACATGAATCATAATATTTGTTGAACCTAACGTTCTTGTTTTTGTTTGTCTATCCTTAGACCATTGTTCACCTAAGAAAACAAACGGGTAAGAAGCGTCGTCATCTGGCAAATGCCCATAGGTTTCATAGCCTGTTTGCTCCAAAGTGACAAATAACGCTTCGTAAAGTTCTGAATACGGGTCTTTAAAGGTCATTTTACTAACGCCTCCATATTATCAAGAAATCTTTTAGCTGCTGCTGTATGCCCTTTTTTCATATAGAAACGTCCGTACATATAACGCGTTCCATATTCTACATATGCTGAATAGTCAGCCATCGCTTCAACTTCGCCAGTCATTCCGTCATCTTTAATAGAAGGTGTCTCACTTCGTTTTAAGTATCCACTTCTGACTGGTGTTTCTTCTGCAATTTGATTTGCCATATAAGCAGTATCATTTTTGACGACCTCTTTTACATCGTCTAGCTTTTTCGCTTCTTCAATCGCTTCGATTAAATCATCCAATCCTGAAATATCTACTCGGTAAGTCATCGATATTCGCTTCCATAAACCGAAGTTCCTTTGCTAACACGCAAATTTTTAACAACGGTAAATTTTCGATTTTTTTGTTCTTCTTCATCGTAGTATTCAAGAAATCCTGAACGAATAGCTAGGCGATCTCTAAAACGAAAAATGACCATCTGCTCCTTTATGTTAGGGAAAATGGTCATTTGTTTTTCCGTTCCGACTTCGGTTACATTACCTATCAGTTTTTCCGAAATCAGCTCGTGTTTTTTGTTGTAGTAATTAATGCAGGTTCTCATAAAAAGGACACCTTCCTTTTACGAATCAAGCCTTGTTCTTCAAGATAATCGTTAATCTCATCTTGAAATTCCCCGAAGTCATCCAAATTATAAGAGATTGTTTCTTCTGATTGAGAGTGTTGTTCCATGCCTTCAAAACCTAAACGGTTATATCGTTTCACTACAATTGACGGAACAATATAGTCCAATTTTTCTGGTATTTTATCAGCTTTCAATTTTACTCGCAGCTGTTTTTCAGTAATGTCCCAGATTTTGATAATTTTTGCCTTATCTTTTTCGTAGGTATCCTCTGAAATATCCAGTAGTACGCGATAATCTGAAAGAGTCATTTTTTCACCTACTCTGCTTCAACAACTGCCCCATCTGCCGTTGGTGTTACCTTTTTAACGGTCGGGGCGCTTACTTTGAATCGTAAGAAACGTAAATGGCAGGACGAGCTTTTTCAGTTACGATAGCATCATAATAGTTTAATCCTTTGATGGTATCTCTGTAGCCGTCACGGTCTTGTGAAGCTGGAATTAGATCAATAGAGTTGTATTTTTCAACTGGCGAACAAACCATCAAAGGCACAAGAATATAATTAATTTTCTTCGTAGAATCTACCTGTAAACGAGATTTTGCAACTTTTTGAATAATAGTATCGGAACCGTCTAACTGCGCAACTTTACGGTTAATACCTGAAATTTGTTGCTCGTTCGTAGTAAATGTTTTTGAAACACCTTTTGCATTTTTTAATGCTGAATAGTAGTCAGTGGATGCAAACATAATAAACGGACCGACAATTTCTGCATCTGTCATATACGCTTCTGCTGCGTCATAAGAAGCTAAAGAGTTTTCTGTAGTAATGGTTTCTTTTACCGTTTTTCCAACGTATTTTCCTTCGCTATCATCATCCGCAGCCTCAGCAAATGCCGCTTCTAATAAGCGTTGTACAGCAGTTCGATCTTTTTCAGGAATCGCAACTAAACGAGTGTGCTCTTCCACAATCGCTTGAACTTCGTAGGAAGCATTCTCTGATTGATCTAATGTGTCTAAGTCATAACCAAACCAACGTTCTTTCTCTAGTTTGACCGTTTCTTTTGCCACATCAATTTTAGAACGTTTGTTGTTTTCGTTACGTTTATAATCACTAGCAGTAAAACCTTTCATTTTGTTGATGCGGACTTCTTTTGCGCCTACAAAATCCGCTTCTGTTACTGCAGCAGCTCCACCTTTCAATAAATCCCAAACTTGCGAGCCTGCGGCAAATTCTTTGTCAATTGCTTTTAAATCTTTGCTATCTAAAATAACTGGCATAATTTTCATCTCCTATTTCTTTTCTAAATTTTTAGTCAAATTGCTGCGCCAATCGGTCTCTTTTGTTGCTGTAGCAACGTTTACAGTTTGACCTTTCAGCAATTCTTTTTGGATACCATCTCTAGCTTTTGAAATAATTTGTTTTAATTCATCTACAGCTTTCTTTGTATCCTCGTCTGTATCTTTCACAAGCAATAAATCGGCTTGCGCAGCACTTACGTAGTCGGAAAGACCATTCTCGGATAAATCGTTACGAACAGATTCGGCACGCGTTAAACGGTCGAGGCGGGCTTGTGCTTCCTTTTCTCGTTTTTCCGCTAGTGCTTCTTTGTCAGCGGCTTCTTGTTCTTTCGCCTTAACACGTTCTTCCGCAGTCATTTGCTCGTAAGATTTTTGCTTTTCCCAATCGGATTTTGCTTGCGCCACAGCTTTTTTAGTTTCTGCTGCAACCATCTTGGCAACATCATCACGAGTAAAAGTCTTTCCAGTTTCTTTTCCGTCTGGATTTTCATTTTTGGGATTTTGAGAATCCTTTGTCGATGAATTCCCAGATTCGTTTGAATTGTCAGAGTTTGGCTCATCAGAATTTGGCTCATCTGCAAAAAATTGTAAATCCATCGGTAATAATAAGTGTTTTTCTTCGTTCATGTTAAAACCTCCAGCCATTACGTGGCTAATCGAAATTAATAGGTTACGCCCATCAGTCGAAACAGCTTTCTCTTTAACGCCTGTAAGCAGTAAGAAGGCAAATAAAAAAAGCCTAACTTTTGCTAGAACTTTTTGTCTTTATAAGCAGGTGCAGTACTACACCGACACCAGTTGTGAATAGGACTTGCATTGATTCCTGGGCTCATTTCAGAAACCTTATGTGGATTTGCACTTGCTATTCCTACACAAATAGGACAAGCGCTTGGTTCTACAATTAGGTTGTATGCTTCATACCCATATTTTTCGTAGCTTTGCTTTTGTACTTCACTTTGTATTCTTGCGGATTCACTAATCATTAGCCGACGTGCGACATAATCAGCCGTTTCCTTTCCTCGCAAGCTGTCAATCACAACTAATTTGCGTAATTCCCTAGCTAGAATATCTGGATGTTTGCCTGCAATTAAACCAACTGTTAATAAGCGATCGATACTCGCTTTCAAAACATCTTGGTTTGCCCACAAACGTTGCGAAAATGTCGCGTTATGAAACGACCCCTCAATAATCGCTTTAGCAAACATTCGGTAGGTTTCTTCGGAAAGAATGGACCCGCCTAATATCCCTGCCTGTCGCACAAACTCCGCTATAGCTTCCTCTGTTAACATTGTCGTAAAATAGGTCTGTAGCTGATTAGTGTTGTCTGTTAAATACAAACCTATTTTCGATTTTAAAAGCTCTAAACGATTAACCTTCATCGTTAAATTGTATAACCTTAATTGCTCGTTAGCTTCTTTTGAAAAATCTCTTGTTTGTACATAACGTTTCGCTTTTTCCGCGAAAATTTGCACGTCGTGTTTACTTACACGTCGTTTCGCTTCATCAATGCTAATCTTCTCTTTCCCTGCATAAGCAACGTAAAACTGTTGAATTTCTGCTTCTATCGTTTTCCATAACTGTAAATACCGTCTGTGAATTTCTTGTTCGTAATTCACATGTCGCTTTAGCATTTCTTCGATGTGTTTTGCTTCTCGTTCCACCCAATAATTACTCATGTTCTTCGGTCACTTCTTCCGTAGTTCGAGTAAATTTACCGAAATCAACTTGGGGATCTAAACGTTCGTTGGTTTCTTCGTCCTTTATACGTTCCATTTCTTGGGTTACGTCAGGAACAATCGATAATACGCCTAATTGCGTTTCTCTTGAAACAATCCCTTCAAGTTTTTGTGCAGTTTCCGCTTCGTCTTTAATATTGCGCGGAATATTAAAGTCAAAAGTGTATTCTAAATTAAACCATTCTTTCGCTTTATTAGCAGGTACATTCGTAGGCAATGAAAAAATCATTTTGTACATTTGCGCATATGCTTTTTTAAACTTCCTAGCTTTCGCTTGTGCTAAATTCCTAGGATTTTGCATTTTAAATTCTAGCGAAATCCCAGAAGCGTTATTGCTAAAACTTTCATCGTTTGCATTATAAGTCATAGACATTTGATAAATTAACCGCTCTAATCGATCTAACAGATTTTCTTGTGTTGTATCTGAACTAGGTTTATCCAAAAAATTAATATCTACCGATTCGCCTTCATTTAAAGGCTCAGCGCTATTAATCACTCGGTTGTCACGTAAATAGGCAGCGACGTTTTCGTCAGTTAAATCTACCCCTATCATTTTTAAGTAAGCATCCGCAAAATAACTCACATCATTCGCTTTTTCTGATAGAGCTTCGTTGTAATTATTAATCAGCGACCACACAGATTCGATACGCCCTTGCCGTTCGTCGTTTTCCATAAACTCAATCATAGGCACTTCACCGTACGGATTAGCGATTGCCTCTTTGCCGCCTAATAAATAAGACAAGGCCTTTTGAAAAACGGTCGGTCCTTGTTTACTCTCTAACCGTTTAGAAGTCTTGTCTTGTGTAAAAATAAACGTTTCTGTGCTATTTTGTGGATAAACAGTTGCCGTTAGCTCGTCCTTTGTCATTTTGTTGTAAAGAACCGCAAACATAGGTGCTTTCAATAAATCATCTGCGTAAACAATGAATCCTTGCGTAGGTTTTAAATAAGTCACGCACGTTTCTGCTTCTTCGTTTTGATATAAAAGCTTATAAGCATGCCCATAAATAGCAGTTAGCTTAGAAAGCTCTGCATCGTTGTCTTCTTCCTCATTTCGTTTACGGAAATTTTGAACAAATTCTTTTACCTCACCATCTGGATGAGTAATCTTTGTTGGTTTACCGTTAAAGAAAGCTGCAGAACTATCTACAACATAACGGGCAAAGTTGACTGCAATTCGATGGTCAGGCTTTCCAATTCCTTTATTTTTTTGATAATAAATATCATGTTGACCGTTGTAGAGCTTTTCTAATTCTTCGTAAAACCCAATTAATTTCCGATGCTTATTAATGTATTTATCCACCAAGCGTTCGTCAATCTTTGCGTTTTTATCACAATAAAAGACACGATTTCCTAAAAGGTCAACGAATTCACGTATTTTACCTTCTGTGTTCGGTCTGCTTACATTGTCTGTCATCAAATAACCCCCTTCACACTTTGTAATTTAATTCCTCGTGCTTTTTTACTACGATGTTCTACTGCGTATCGTAAAGCATCTATCACGTGATTATAGCTATCAATAGGTTCATTGGTGTACTCCCCTGTTTTCTTGTCTTTAGCCCATGTGTAGTTTTCTAATTCCTCAATCAGTTTTACGCAACGATCGTCTACGATTAGCTCATATTGCAATAAAAAAGAAAGCCCCTGTCGTATTGAATCAGGACCTTTCTTGGCTGCACGTATTCTAGTGATTCCGTTCTTCTTGATTTCTGCAATAGATTTCTTTTCAGCTGAATCTGCAGTGATAACTTCTTTTGCATAGCCTAAATCTTTAATAACCGTTGAGATTTCATCATTCAGCAGGCCTTTTTTAACGTATTCTTCAAGAACGTAAATACGTTTGTTCTTCTCGTCTACCTTTGCATGTACAAAAGCGGAAGGGTCGTTTACATACCCAAAGTCTAAGCCGAAATCTGAATCAATCTGTCTTAACAGTTCGTCGTACTTGTCTAATCGTTTTCTCTGATAGTTTGGAAATACAAGTTTATCTAGCGTAGCAAATTCTCCTAAAGCATATATGCGATAATACGCTGGGTTTCGTTTGGCTAAATCCTCAATCACCTTTTTATTTTCACTATCAAGAAACCGATTGTCTTTATAGGTGCTGTGATAAATACCCGTTCTTCGTTGATCGACTTCTGCTTCCTCATCAAAGAAAGACTTATACACCCAATTCAGTTTAGAAACTGGGTTAAACATTAAAAAGATTTGACGTTTCACATGCTTACGTTCACGTAAACGTAAAGTAAGCTGCGTATAATCTTCTAGCGTAAATTCTGTCGCTTCTTCCATCACGACATCGGACAACCCTTTGATGGATTTTATTTTCTCTGGGTCGTCCATTCCCTTGAAAAGGAACTCTGCGCCGTTTGGTAACGTGATTCTAAAATCAGTGTTATTTACTTTACACTTGTCTAGCAGTCCCCAATCAGAAAGACACGCTTTCACATCCTCAAAAATAGAATCTTTTAAGCTACGCCCTACTTTTCTTGTAAATAAAATCTTTCTTGGTTTCTTCCATCTTTGACAGGCTTTAAAAACGACCTTTTGAACGACACCGTGACTTTTGCCAGATGAAGCGCCGCCCCAATAAACCTCGGTGAATTTAGAATAATCCACCAATCGATCATAAAACGATTTGTTAAAAACTCTTGACGGGAAGTTAAACTCTAAAACGATATTACGTTTCTTCGTCTGCATCCCACTCACCAACCTTAATCACAATATCGCCCGTTTGTAAATCGACTTTATCAGTGAACAGCGCATGACGTTTACCAAGAAGCTCGGCTGCTTTTAAACGGTCTTTTGCGCCCACATCGATGTCTACAACGGCTTGTGCGCCTTCGCCTACACCAATTAGCGTTGCTTCTTTGTACTCACCGCGCATAACAGCTGTTAGGTACTCTAGCACCTCTTGGGCATCGGCTGTTCGTTCGTTTTTCAGTTCTGCGAGGCGTTCGTCTATATAAGCTCTGAGGTCAGGTTTAGTCAAGTTTTCCTGTCCTATCTGCTTTGCAGTCTTTTCGCTATATCCCGCTCTGATAGCAGCCTCTTTGGCATTTCCTGTCTCGATGTAAAAGTCACAAAATCGTTTCTGTTTCTCGGTCATTCGCATGTTATTCACCGCCTTTCTGTATAAAAAATAAGCTAAATCAATCTTTTTAACGTTTTAAACGTATCACTTAGTAACCACATGTTGTAAATTTGCGAACAATCTTTTAAAAACGTAGTGCTATTTTTTACCCCACGTTTATCTTCGTAATAGACTTTAATTTCGTTTTCTGTGATGGTAACAGAGGTTACACCATCCTCAATGTGTTCGGCTTTCTTTGTTCCTTCTTCGTTCAATCGCATTGCATATTGTAAAATCATAGCTATTCTTCCTTTCTGTCTAAAAAAGACACCCTCCCATTTTTTTGGGAAGATGCCTTTTTGTCTCTATTTACTCTTATTTCACACTACCATAATAACACAGAAACACCGTTAATTTTTTCAACATTTTTTTAACATTAACTGAAGTCAATTGCCTCTATACCAAACAAAAGGACCGACATATCTTTAATCGCTAATTTTGTATCTCGGTAAACTGTCCCCTGCTCTATATGAAATTCTTCGCATAATTCTTTGACACTTAATTTATTTTCTATCAAGTATCGTTTTTGAAGTACTTTAAATCTTCTTTGTTCTTCGATTGATCCTTTGGCACAGTTCCACTCATAAGCAGTAAGCATTCGGTCAACATGATTCAGCATTTTAAAAGTTTTTTTACGGTATATACTTAGGCTTTCTAAAGTTAGGTTTTCTAAATCAAATTCAGGATAATCCACGGGTATTTCTTCTTGTAAAGTCTCATTACACAAATCTTTTAACTTGGTGTAGTTCTTTAATAACAAGCCCGTATTTCGCAAATTTCGCTTTTTTGCTTCTTTTTTCACACGCTTATGTTTTTTCTCATAAGCTCGGATTGCTTCCGTTGTGGCGGCACTAGCGATAATTTCAAGCTGTTCTTTTGTTAAATGGCTTTCCATTGCACTTATTACCTCCTGTACTCCTCAATTTTGGCTTTCACTGCAGCCATTAGCGCTGATTGCCCTTGTTCTTTTGCTTGTAAAGCTTTGATTACTTGTTCGTCAATAGTTCCTTTCGTCACTAAGTGATGAATAATAACAGGCTGTGTTTGTCCTTGGCGGTCTAACCTGGCATTGGCTTGTTGATAAAACTCCAAAGACCACGTAAGCCCAAACCATACGATAATGTGCCCGCCTTTTTGTAAATTTAGGCCGTGCCCTGCTGATTGCGGATGGGCTAAAAGCAACGGAATTTTTCCCTCGTTCCATTTCTCAATATCCCCGTCAGACACATTTAAAGACTTTGCTTGTTTAAATCGTGCTTGGATTCTTTCTAAATCATGTTGGTATTGATAAAAGACTAAAACCGATTGCCCTTGTGCGTCCTCTATAACGCGTTCTAGCGCATTTAACTTTTCTTGGTGTATTTCCCTTCCGTCGCCGTTTTCGTCGTATACAGCGCCGTTAGACAGCTGTAAAAGCTTGTTTGATAGTGTAGCCGCATTACTAGCTACAACGTCTGTTCCTTCGAGTTCTAACACGTATTCCCGTTCTAGCTCTTTGTACTGTTTCCAGCTTGTCGGGTTCAAGTCTAGCTCGATAATATTTTCCGTTCTCGGTGGGAGTCGCAAATAATCTTTTGCTTTCATACTCACGCATATATCGCTTATTTTGTTGTAAATCGCTTCTTCTGCTCCTGGGATTAATTGCCAAGAATACACGATATGCCCGTTTTTTTGTGCGGGGACAAAATATTTATTACGGTATTGTGTGATAGTTTTTCCTAGCCGTTCGCCTTGGTCCAATAAATACATTTGCGCCCACAAATCCATCAAGCTGTTTGGGGAAGGTGTTCCTGTTAGCCCGATAACACGTTCCATCTTCGGGCGTACTTTTCGTAATGCTTTAAATCGTTTGGCACTACTTGACTTAAAACTGGATAACTCGTCTATAATCACGGTTTTAAAGGGCCAGTTTCGTTGATAGTAATTGACTAACCACTCCACATTTTCACGATTGATTAAATAGACATCTGCCTTTTTGAATAAAGCTTCTTCGCGTTGCTTTGGGTTTCCTAACACTTTTGAAAAAGTGAGGTGCTGTAGATGATCCCACTTTTCGATTTCATCGGTCCATGTCTTTTCTGCAACTGATAACGGGGCAATTACTAACACATTCTGAATAATTTCAAACGTGTGTAACAACTCGTCAATAGCTGTCAAACTGGATAAGGTTTTCCCTAGTCCCATATCTAACAGCAAAGCACAGTAAGGATGATCAAGAATAAAATTCTTAGAGTATTCCTGATAGGGATGTAACGTTGCTTTCAAACTCAATCACTCCTTTTTATGGGACATATCAGGCATAACTCTTGCTATACCGCTTTGCATTGCGTAGATTAACGTATCCACTCCTTGCTTGCTGTCAATGACAAACACTGGGATAAGCTGCTCTTTGAATTTCTCTATAATTTTTAACTGGTCTTTTCTTGATTTACCTCCAGGCCTCTTTAATTCAACGAAAAACACGTTGCCTTGATATAAAATAATCCTGTCAGGAACACCCCTAGTTCCTGGGGAAGTGAATTTATAACATAAAGCTCCTGTGCGTTTTACCTGCCTAACCAGATACTTTTCAATGTCGTTTTCAATTTGCATTACTTCGGCCTCCCATCCGATAAGATATTGGTTGATATGTTCCATCATTTCTGTTTTCTTCAACCTCCGTTTAAAAATACCGTGTCACATGTAACACAAAAATTCTTCAACTTATATATATTTCCCATGTACATATATACATATATAGTGCGTATATGTATATTAATTATTTCTATATATGAATAGAAAATAGTGTTACAGGTGTTACGATTGTTCTTCATTCTTACTCTCCCAAGGTGTAATAGCGTAACACTCCCTGTAACACCAACGGGAAATAAGGTGTTACAGGTGTTACAGTAAATATTTTAGGTGTAACACTCGTAGCTTTTTTAGGTGTTACACCTAACCCCGCGTCATTACTACCTTTTTGTTTTAAGGTGTAACACGTAAATAGGCTACTTGTACTCCATACCCAGGGCCAAATCTTAAACGTCCTTTATTACCTTTGCTGTTTTTCTCCCAACCAGATAAATGGCTTAAAACTTGACGAATTTCTGCCGCTTTTGCAGGATGTATGTTTTTAGAATCACCGTTGTACAATTCATTCCAAACCTCCGCAATACATATTTTGTTTCTAACAATCTCGCCTTCTTCCTGAATATCCGTCCCCCACCCCTGAATATACTCTCGTCTTTCTTGCTTACTTCGTTTGTACCAATCTTCCGTTATTGGGATTTCCAAATATTCAAGGATTTCGCCTTCCATGCTAGAGGTTTCCGTGTGCATTTCTTGGGCTTCTAGCGCTAGTTTTTCTTGTTCGTCTGTTAAATACAAAGGTTCTCCTGCTTGCCACAACTTAACGGCTTCTGCCCATATCTGATTGCGCGTTTCGTCAGTCATTTCCCACACCTTATTTTTAATCGGTTGAATGCCAACATCTACTGGCCAAAAACGCCGATTTCCTGTTTTATCTCTTAGAAACTCGTTGTCGTTCGTTGTTCCCCAAAAGACACAACGGCGTTTAAAATAGGACTTATGCCGACCGTAAGCAACGCGGAAAATGTCTTCTTGCTTGCTAATAAAATGCTTGGTGGCTTCAATGTCTGCTTTTTTTGTCGCTGACAATTCGCCCATTTCCATGATCCAAACACCTTGCAACGCTTCGTAAGAGTCTTTCCCCGTCACACCTTCTAAGCTGTTAGAAAACCAGTCTCCCGCCAATTTTGCAGGCAATAGTGTTTTTCCTATTCCTTGCGGACCGCTAGTCACTAGCATGTAGTCAAACTTAATCCCTGGCACAAAAATACGCCCTACGGCAGCTGTAAGAAATTTTTTCGTAACTACTCGATTGAACGGTGTATCTTCTGCACCTAAGTAGTCTATTAGCAAAGTTTCTACGCGAGGCACTCCGTCCCAGTGCAAGCTCTCTAGGTATTCTTTTACAGGGTCATACGAGTTTCTTTCAATTTCTTGGACTAGCGCATCATCGATTTTGCCACGATTCACAATACCGTAAATTTTTTCGATGTATACACGTAACCCCGCATCGTCGCTGTCCTTCCACATCTTGTTTCGGTCTAATTTTCGCCAAGGTAGATTTTCTTTCACCTCAATACGATTAGAAAAACTGTTCATAAAAATTTTCTTTTTGAGGTTCGGGTCGTTCAGCATAATGACTTCTAAATTTTTCGCGGAAGCCATAATCTGACCGTATTCATCAATTTCGAGGTCCAATTTTGTAAACCAGTCTTTGTCGTCCTCTTCCAAGTCATCTAATTCGCCGTCAAAGTCTTCTAGTGCTTGTGACAGCTTTTCACTCTGAATCAAGGTCTTAACTTGCTTGTCTTCCATTGCGAACTCTCGCATCGCTTTAAACGATGGATAACGGTCAATCCGAGTCGTCGGTTTGACATCCTCATCTAAATCGCCAAACAAATGAATGCGGACAAGGTCAAACGCGTTCACCAGTTGATCGCCTACAGGATCCGTACCGTGGTGAGAATAAGCGAACTTATCATCATAAATCACTAACCCACCACTAGTAGAACCTTCTAAAAATGTCCAACGGTCTTCTCTTCCTGTTGGTCCGTAGATGTCAGGTAAAAAGGTTTCAATCGCTGAAATGATGTCATACGTGCGACAAAACGCCCCGACAATCCCTTTTTTCTCTAAAGGATCTCCTGCTTTTTTTGCTTGTCTTTCACGAATTGAATGCCCTCGTGAACTTTCTGGCCAAAAACTTGCATCTCGCCAGTCTTCGTATTGGCTTAGAATTTCGTCAGGAGCGACCCACGGCAAATCGATGTTATCGGTGAAATATTCCCCGTCTATCGAATGACTGGGCCAATACATCAAACGTTCTGCCTGATAGGTCGTATCGTCAAAGTTATCCATGCCGAAAAACTCCGCAAGCTTTCTCGCTAGGGGCTCATACTCTTCGGCGGTCACTGGGCGACTTAACGGAATAATCAAGCGATAACGCGGACCTTTCACTAAATGGCTGTGTGTCGTGTAGACAGCTGCGGCATGGTCAAATAACAGCTGTATATCGTCCCAAAAGTCTAACGTCGTACTGTCGGCATCTAACGTAACAAGACTTCGCTGTTGCGTGTTTCCTCTTTTCCGTCGTCCTTCTTTTAACCAACCGCCAATAAACGCCCCAACGTCTTTGACCTCTCCCTGCTTAGACTTCGGCATTTTTTTGTAGTCCTCGACAGTCTCTTGTGTCACTGTCGGAGTTTTTAGCCGTTGGATAAAGTCAGCCCAAGACATCTGCCTGTTTTTCCATTTTTTCTCGGTTTTTGAAGCACCAACTGCAAGATGGATTTCACCATCATAGGCTAATTTGATGTTTTTTTCTGGCTGTTCCATCTTTCCGCTTCCTTTCTTTTATTGTTTAAGGATGAAACCTAAACAGTCAAGCCATCCTTTTTGATAATCACTTGTGGGTAATTCCCGCTCATAATTAAGCGAAGCGCTTATCGCTTTCAGGTATTTACGAATGCCAACAAAATAGCCTAACAAAAAACAAATCGCAAAGCTTGCTAGTATAAGTATGTTGTTTTCCATTTGTTCATAGCCCCTTTCATTCTTTTACTTCTACTATTCGCAACGTTTCAGGATATACTGGATAAATTGGCTTCATCCCCTTACAAGAAGGGTATTGTTTCTGTAAAAGTTGAAAGACCACTTCTTTCGGCCCTCTAAAATAAACTTTCCCTGTTTCTATCCCGAAAACTTCTACAATCTTCGCCATTTTTAATCAGCCTTTTCTTTGGCCTGTGTTATCTCTTCAAAGGTTATACACTCAATAGCCTTGATAGGAATAAGCGACATTGATGGTAGATCGCCTATTGAAACCCATTCTCTTCCATCTTCTAAGAGATTTTCTAAGACCTCTTCCATCCAGCGCTCCGCCGCTTCTTGATCCAGATTCGATTCAATCCTAGAAATAACTTTGCTGCTTTCCAAATGTATACTAATTTTAATTTCCATTTAAACTACCCCCTATTTAATTCTTCCGCATTTTTTACATTTTAAATATCCATGACTGTTGTATATTCCATAGGTACCTTTTTGCTCATAGTCATGTACACAGAACGTTTCTTTAAATACCTGTTTTATCCACAAAATAAAGTCTCCTATCATTCCGCTTCCCCCGTCTAATCTTTCATGTAATATTTCGTTTCAAATCCTTCGGCGTTTAACGGCAAGCCTTCCGCCCATTCAGGAACTACAGACATGATTTTGTTCATTTCTTCAATAGATTTTTCCCCTTCTGGCACTTCGGCTACTGCCTCATCGTGCACATGGAAAACAATAGGATAGCCCTCACGTTCAAGCCTCTGCATCGCTTCTGCTAAAACGTCTCTTGCCGTTGCTTGAACAATGTTTTCCACCAATTTACCGCCGTAGGTTTGCTGTTCCGTGAAAGCGACTTTATCGCCTTGGCCTTCATAAAAAATAGCAGGACCGTAGTCACCTTCTTTTAAATGTGCTTTTGCATACGCTAGTTTTCGCCCACTTGGCAACTGAATAAACAAGAATCCTGCTTTTTTATAAAATTTCAACCCACGAGGGCCTTTTTTAATGCCGCCGTTTTGTAAACAGTCAATCACAGCTTTTTGGGTTTCATGCCAAAAGTTCTTAATGCGTTTATTAGCTGTGCGCCAGCGGTCCACAATGTCTTGTAATTCGTGTTCTTCAATACCATTTTCTAGTGCGCCCATCGCTTTAAGCGCCCCTGGGCCACCTTGATAGCCAAGCGCCAATGTCGCCACTTTTCCACGTTGGCGCATGTCTTTGCCTTCGTGACTTTTCCAGTCGTAGGCTGTTACTTCGCCTAAATGGAACATCTGCGCCGCTGTTGCTTCGTAAATTTTTCCGTGTGTACGGAATACTTCGAGCACCCAATCTTGTTTGGCGTACCAAGCAATCACTCGAGCTTCAATCGCTGAAAAGTCAGATACAATGAAACGATGCCCTTCTTTGGCCACTAAACCTGTTCGGATAAGTTGTTTCAATGTGTCTGGCACACCTTCATACATTAGTTCGATGCCTTCGACATCTTTTGCTTTCACAAGCTGACGGGCAAAGTCAATTTCACTTAAATAGTTTCTAGGCAAGTTCTGTACTTGTAATAATCGGCCTGCCCACCGTCCTGTGCGGTTGGCACCGTAAAATTGTAAAATGCCGTGAATACGATTGTCCGAACAACGGGCATTATCCATCATCAGATATTTTTTCGTGCTTGAATTAGACAAACTAAGGCGCAATTTTAATACCTCCGCCACATTCTCGGGCAAGTTTCCTAATGCTAGAGCCTTTAACACAACCTCTTTTCCTAACTTCTCGAAAGGCGTTCCTTGTTCTTCTAGCCACTTTTTCAGTTGCGCTAAGCTGTTAGGATTTTCCAATCCTGTTAAAGCCTTCATTTCGTTTAATCCCGCTTCGCTTAAATCGGCCATAATATCAATAGCAGCCGTTGCTAGCTCGTGGTCAATTTCTGCCCCTCGGTCATTAATTCGCTGATCCAATGTGTAAAGCTTCCACTCACTTTCAGGAACAGGAAAACGATTCAACTTATTCGCGATAGCCATTTCGACATTGACGTCTTGAATGCAATACTCTATAAACGTTTGCCATTTTTCAGGAGCGTGTTCAGGTAAATTCCTTGTGCGCATGTCGTTTTTCTTAGTCGGCTTACACGGTTTAGAAAAGAAGTTAATCAGTTGCGTACCTCTCGTGTCTTTTTGCTGTTCGATGTTTAAATATTTCGCACATTGCCCCAACGAGGCAGGCAGCCCTAATTCGTTTGCGTGAACCATCGTACAGTGCCATTGTGCAGGGTCTAAGTAGTACGGAATACCTAAATACTTAGACAAACAAACGCGCTCAAATTGGGCATTAAATGCAATTTTAAGCACGTTCTTATCTGTTAGCGCAGCCACTATCTCGTCAGGTATTTCACTAATTGTTAAATCCTCACATTCGACAGGCTGACCATCAACCGAATAAGCAAAAAGTAAAATTTCAAAGTTGGAGCTATCAGCGTATTTATAAACCCCAACTTTGGTTAAGTCTTCATCCGAATACGTTTCAATATCAATATTTAACGTTTTCATTTGCTATCAATCGTTTCAGATGGTAACCGCAATTTACTTTTATCAACGGCAATCATCGGCAGCTGCGCTTCTTCCTCTTTAAAAACATCGACATTGAATCCTAGTTCTTCAAGATAAGCCACCCCTTGTTTAGCAGGCACTCTTTCTACATTTGCAATAATCGCATTGTACGTTTCTCTTACCTCTCGGATTTCTTGATCGTAAATAGCTTCTACTTTCGCAAGCCCTTTTATTGAGTTATACTTAAGTTTTTCAAGAAACCCTTTCTTATAAGTTTCAAAATCTCTAGCATCCGTATCGCGATAAAAGCTCCATATTTCCAAACTGGTTTCTTCTAACAGATCAACAAGTTCATTTTTTAAGTTTTGGCGAATCTTGAGTGAGTTGAAATATCTACGTAATTTCTCAAACTCAGGATCAATTTTTAGCCATTCCGATTCAATATGTGCACGAATAGCCTTCGTCTTTTTTACTCTTATTTCTTTTTCCACTGAATTTTTTAAGGTATCCACATAGTTTCTTAAACGTGCTTTAGTTGGTTTCATTTTTTCCTACCTCCTGATCTTCTACTGGTGTATATTCTTGTTTGACGTAAAATGACATATTCGGTAGTTCAGACAGACTAAGTGAATACTCGTTTACCTGAACAAGTGAACCTTTAGCTGTAGTAAAATAAATCATATTTGATTTTCTCTCTTCAAGTAGTTCAAAAACATCGTGTAATTCTATTGGTAAATAAACTGGCCGTTTACTCATTTCAATTTCTCCTTTCAAAAGAAAAGGGGCATTTTAGCCCCTTATTCAATTTTTAGCTAAACATATCGTCTTCTTCGTCTTCCCATTCTAGGTCACCAAAGTCGGATTCAGCATTGGCACGACCGCCTAAGAAGTCCCCTTTACATAACGTTAAAATGTTGTTTAGCCCAGCAGTAACCCCTTTGTTTCCTGCGGTACTGTAAGCATAAAAGTTAATAGATGCAATCGCATAAACACCTGAATAAACTTCGTCTAGATCGTCTGTTTTTACAAGCACGCCGTCTTCACGTTTTACGACTTGTGGTTTCGTTTTACTTGATACATTGATAAACATCGCGTTTTCAAATTCTGGGCGTTCTTCGGTGTCCATTTCTTCATCGCCATCGCGTAGCGTAGTTTTTAAGCGCTCAAATTTAACGCCTTTTAATTTGTCCCCTTTTGCGCCTTCATAGGCTGTTTTGATTGCTTCTTTCATCGCTTTAAGTGTTTCTTTATCGTCTTTTGGAATAATCAACATGCAAGAATATTTTTTCTCTTGTCCTTCTTCCATCGCATGAGGTTCTAACACATGCACAAAACTTAATCTCACTTGATTTGTAATTACTTTCGTTCCAGTTACTTTTGCCATTTTAAATTCCTACTTTCTTATATTTTTTAGTTGAATAATTCGTCTTCTTCTAAATCATCTAACGAATTAGAAGCTTGATCTGTAAAATACTGTTTAATATCTGAGATGATTTGTTCTTTCATCTCTAAAATAGATTCTTTATAGGTTTTTAGGTTCATTGTCCACGTTTCATCTACAAGCAATGAGTTAGTAACTAACGACGATAACGCCGCTTCAATCGTGTTAAAATATCCTTTAAATAACACTTTATTCTCACTGAATACATAAAGCCCAACATTGCGTGTATCTTCTCTTGTGATGTAATAACCTTTACCGCTAAAAATTACAGGCTTTTCTTTACATGCTTTTTGAGGCATTTTATTCCACCCCTTCAAAATCATTAAGCGCATTTTCTACGCTGTTTAACGCTGGTCGCTTGTCACTTTCAGGAACAAGAACAGGCTTTCCTTCTGGTTTGATGATGAAGTCTGCAGCTAATTCCGCAAATTTTTTCTTGCCGACGACTTTTTCTAATTGCCCAATGGCTTTCAATTCTTGCGGTTTTAAAATGTCTTCATCTTCAAACCCTTCGGCTTCTAAAACCATCAGCAACCCTTCATTATCTGAAATTTTTCGATTACTTCGCCCAGCAACTACTTTCCAACCAGGGAACTCTTCGCCTTCGTCACGTGCTTTCAGTAAAGCGTAAGTTTCCACATGTTCCAGCCATTTTTTTATCTCTGGCGCACGTTCTAAAATTTCAGCAATTTCCTCATTGGTTAAAAGTGGCGCTTCTTTCAGCTCGTGCTTGTCGATCAGCTGAAAATTTCTCTCTGCGCGTGGCCGTAGTTGGGCACGAACTTTTGAGAACTTCACGACATCGTCTGTAATCGTCCATTCTCCCGTACCTTCCCAAGCCTGCACCGCTCGAGGCGCCACGTAATTATCGGCCCAGTATAATAATTCTTCTTTTTCAATTTCAAAGGTCGAAATATTGTCTAAACGAGGTTGAATAATCGTCATTCGCACGGTTTCAAATTCGTAAATGATGTCGTACTTATCCACCGCACCAAGCGCATATAACATCAGTTGAGGGTTTAAATACGCGTCAACAGGAACACCTTTGCCGTATTTCAAGTCGATAATTTCAATCGTCTTATCTGATAAGACAACCACGTCCGAAGTTCCAAACCCTTCTGGGACCCACTTTGAAAAATCTACTTTTTGTTCTAATTCGACTGTGGCATTTTCGTATTGATTGACACGTTCTTCTACTAAATCGCAATAAGCAGTGACATATTCTTTCATAGATTCATCACAATACGGATGGTCTTGTTCAAAAAATTTCAATCGAGAGTTTACCGCTCTAGCGGTTAATAGCTTAAACCGCTTCGCCAAATACAACTCTGCTAATTCGTGCGCAGTTGTTCCCTCCTCCGCATAAGAGCTGCCACGATCTTTTACTTTTTCTTCTAGTCGTGCCAAAGGTGGGCATATTAGCCACCGATGCGCACTACTCGCCCCTAATAAGGCATGACTTCCTACCGGCATGCTTATTCACCTACCAGCGTTTCTAAGTCAGTGATAAATTTGCCGTAATGCTCTTCTTTCAAGTCTGAAAGTTTTTCTGCGTTGTAACGGCCAAAGCACATTTTAATCCGATCACGATTGCCGTTTGCCATTGCTTTTTTCATTGCTGCTTGTACATCTGCTTTTGTTGCCCCTGGATGTAAATCGGCTGTTGCTGATACTTCTTCTGTTTCTGAATCAGTAGGCGCGACTTTCTCCCCAGTTTTCGATGGTTCGGTGTCTGAGGTTGAGGCCGTAGAAACTTCTTCTTTCTTCTTCGCAGTTGCTTTTTTCTTTTTTGCAGGTTCTTTCTTCGCTGCTTTTTGTACTTCTTCTGTAGCTTTTTTATCCGCTGTATTTAAAGATTGCGTTACTTCTACAACGCTTCCTGTTGCTAATTGAGATAAAATTTCTTTCATTTCTGTTGCTGAATCTGCTTCAATTGCTAAGTTAATTTTTGGCATTTTTTATTCCTCCAGTTGTTTTTAATTGGTTAATGTCTTCATCTGTTACATTGAAAATCGCTTTAAAATTTGCGTGATAATGCAACGGTGGGTCTACATTACGTTTTTCATAAACTTTTATCAGCTTCACAGGAAGTAGCATTCTTTTCGCTAATTCTTCTTGTGACATGCCCGCTTTTCGCCTAATTTTCTTGTAAGGTGATAACATGAGTTGCACCTCCGCTATTTGGTTCTAATTTGAGCGATTAGTCCTTCAAACTGCTCTTCGACTTTAAAAACTATTGGTGCAAGAGTTTTTTTAGGGATACATAACTGCACGGGTACTGCGCTACAGTCTGCGATAAAATCAGTGATATATTTTAAATAGGTGCTATTAACGAACAGCTCAATGCCGTTATAATCTCCTGTTGGAAAATCAAACAACTTGAAACTAGCACTAGCTTCGTCACTTTCGATTTTTAACTTTTTATCATCGGCTGTTAGTATAACTGTTGTATTTTTATCCAATCCTTTTAAAAATTTAGAAATTTTCGCTGCTTCATCCCCTGTTAATAGCCAAGTGCTTTGACAATTATCGGGAAATAATCGAGCGGTGTCTGGATAGGTTCCTTCTATTTCTCTAAGCTCTTTCGGATGTAGTATCAACTCATGTCCTGGTTGTACACGGTTTAACAGTCGTAACAAGATATGGCTATTTGTTGCTTCGATATGCCCTTCATTAGTAATGTGAAAGGCTGTTAAAACTGGTCTAACATGACTACCTACAAAATTTAGTAAATGACGATACGTATTTTGCGGTTTTAATTTCATTGCGTTACACTTCCTTTGCTAATTCCCGATAAAATTCAGGTACTTTTTCTTTTAGTTCTTTTTCTGTGAAACGTTGTTTTAGCCAAGTATTTTTTCTACTAGCAAACCATGTCTTATCTTTATAGCTTAGATACTGAACTTCTCCATCCGTTGTTTTTAAACAAGACAAAGGAATTTCATACATTGGTTCTTTTTTCACTGTATAACCATCAAGAATCGCACGGGTATGCAGTTCTTTGTTTTCATGTACTTCTTCCGTCCACTTGGAGCCTCCCGAAGTAAACAACATTTCATCTGTAATAGGATCTTCCAACCAGTGACCCCATCCCATCTTATTAATTTGATAAATACACCAACTTTTATAAGAATCGTTATATAATTCTTTGGCCTTCTGCACCCATTCATCAAATTCTTTTGAGACTTCAATTTTTTCTTTTAACGCAATTGCTGGCCATTCAATTAAGCTTACACCGTCAATTTCGATACCTTGTTTAAAGGTATGAGTATCCGTATACAATAATCTCTTTTCTTCTTCACTTACGCTTATAACTGTTTCCGCTCCAAGCCTATGAAAAATATCAAATTTCGTTGGCTTATCACCAGTAGTCCAGCTATACCCTAGCGTTTCCAAAAATGCCATTAAGTTATCGTATGCTTCTTGCGTTTTTACGTGATAATAGTTTTTCATTTGCGTTTCTCCTCCTAGAATTTTGCCAACTTAATAGATGTTTGAACTTCATAGACTTGACCACCTAATTGATCCGCTACAAAATTAGCGTATTCTACCCCAGTGTTGTTGGTATCTTGGATGAGTTCATCTTCATAAAAACGTTTTGCTTCATTTACGTCACTGGTAAAACTAAGACCTAGATATCCTTGTCTACACCCTTGATAACTTCTTTTGATATAAAGTTTTCCAATTTTAATGACAAATTCTTTTCTCATGTGTTACACTTCCTTTGTATAGATTATTTATTTAATGGCTTACTTCGTTGGCGGACGAGGTAGGCTCTTTTTGTTTCAATACAGCAATCATCACCTAACACCCCACTTCGTTGAGCATTTTTTGATAAGCAACTTCGTAACGTTCTAACTCTGCTTGAAAATGTTTTAGCGTGCGGAGGTCTTGCATTGTCGGATGCTTTGCACTTTCGTGACGTACTGCATCTCTTAACGTTTCAATCTTTTCTCGTACTGCTTCACGTACCAAAAAAGCTTCATTAGCTGTTAACATTTATTTCACCTCTTTTTGATATTTCACTTCGTCGTGATGTACCCATAACAACGCAGCCACAGGTCCGCAAATTAGTAACAGAACATTTAAACTTGTACTTTCTCTTGCAATAATCCCAAAAAGAAATGCGGCAAATAAGGTCAACACCAAACGTGATTGATAAACTTTTTTCATTGCTTTCACCTCCCTAAAACCATCACAGAACCGTTAAAATTTCGAATTGCTTTTGCTTCTGGCAAACGTTCATCGCCGCCGACAATTTCATTCGTTCGATGGTTATACACTCGTTTTTGCCCTTTAAACAACACAACTGAAATGTTGTCATAGGTGCTACAAGTATCTTGCACTTTTAAATCTTCGCCTTTGTAGCAAATAATCATTTTGAAAAACCTCCTTGAGTAGTTATTAATAATCAGGCAATTCGATATATAGCCGTTTTAAAAACGGTCTAATGCGTTCAGCATCAAACAGCCATTGTGCATTTAAGCTATCACTTTCTTTTTTAGCTAGCTTATTCTTTTTTACATATGGATCATCAACAATGTTTTGCATAATCCACGCTCGTTTATGTCGAGTGATTTTTTCCATATCTGACATTGTGTACCATTCAGGCTGTAAAAATTTTCTACAATATTGTTCAACGTATTCTTTTAGATGTTTATCAAGATATTGATTATCCACTTGTACGTTAACCTGTACTGGTACTTCGGGTTGAAAAAACAT